TCAAATAGAAAAAAATGCACTTTTTTTAAATTATTTTTGTGCTAATGTATTTGCGGCAATCGTGCCATAAAATCGAAGGAAAACCCATGTCGAACTCTGAACTGCACTCTATTGTCGAACGTATTGAAACTCTCGAAGAAGAAAAGCGGCAAGCCGCCGAATCAATTTCTGAAGTATATAAGGAAGCAAAATCAAATGGATTTGACGTCAAGATCCTACGCAAAGTCGTTGCAGCTCGTAAAAAGTCTGAGGCACAGCGAGCCGAAGAACAAGCCGTCATGGATACATATCTCCACGCGCTTGGTATGCTCGCCGATACGCCTCTCGGTCAGGCTGCGCTTCGCAAGGCTGGTCATGCACCGGCTCATAAGCCGGACTTTTAATCGGTCTCATTAAATGGTATTGAAGCGGGGCGGCAAAAGTCGCCTCGTTTTTTAGGTGCGTTATGACAAAAACTACGAAAACCGACAAAATTCACGGTTTGTCGACGTATTCCGACGAAATTACGGATAAAATCTGCAATTTGATTGCGGATGGTCATGCTTTGCATCAAATCATCAAAATGGAAGGTATGCCTGGAAATGCTGCGGTCTATGCGTGGTTAGAAAAATACCCTTCGTTTGCGGAGAAATACGCGCGCGCACGCGAGAAACAAGCTGACCTTTTTGCGGCGCAAATCGTGACAATCGCTGACACGGCGACCGATGCGAACCTCGCTCGGCTGCAAATGGACGCTCGAAAATGGGCGGCGTCCAAAATGGCACCAAAAAAGTACGGGGATAAAACGCTGACTGAAGTGACCGGTGCTGACGGTGGCGCGATCAAGACCGAAGCGGTCTCGAAGGTCGACTGGCGTGAACTCGACCCCGATCAGCGTGAAACGCTCCGCCAGGCGCTACTCGCGGCCAAGGGATCGACCAAGTAATGCTGCTCGATGTAGGCGGCAAATTTCTCGACATTGAGGCCGAACTCCTCGACAGCGACCGGATCGAGTGCGAGGCGTCCTTGGCGACGTTCGTAAAAATGGCGTGGGAACAAGTCGAGCCTGGTCAACCTTACGTTCACGGTTGGCACATTGATTTCATTTCCGAACATCTTGAGGCGATGGTGGACGGTCAAGAGATCGAGGGCAAGCCGTACAACCGGCTGCTGGTCAATGTCCCGCCAGGCACGATGAAATCGCTCTTGATCGGCGTCTTTATGCCGGCGTGGGTTTGGGGTCCGTGCAATATGCCGTCGACGCGCTTCCTTTGCGCCTCGCACAGTCAGGATCTCGCGGTGCGTGATAATATGCGGATGCGGCGCCTCATCACGTCCGATTGGTATCAGGAACGGTGGCCACACGTTAAGTTGACGGCCGATCAGAACCAAAAGACCAAATTCGAAAACACGGCGACGGGATGGCGACAAGCGACGTCTGCCGGATCGATCACGGGTGCTCGTGCCGATTTCGTCATCATCGACGACGCGCACAGCGTCGAAGGCGCCAATTCCGACCAGCAGCGGCAAACGACGGTCGACTGGTTCCTCGAAGCGGTGCCGACCCGCGTTAATAATCCCGACCGAAGTTCGATCATCGTGGTAATGCAGCGCCTCCATCAAGGCGACATTGCCGGCGAGATCCTCGACCGACAGCTAGGTTACGACCATGTCATGCTGCCAATGCTGTACGATCCGCTGCGCGATCTGCCGACCAAGCTAGGCTACACCGACATCAGGACCGGAGCCGGTGAGTTGCTGTTCCCTGAACGGTTCCCGCAGGATGTAGTGGATCGCGACCGTAAGATCATGGGCGAATACGCGTTTGCCGGACAGATGCAGCAAGAGCCGGCGCCTCGCGGTGGTGGCATCATCCGGTCGGAGACGTGGTTGAAATGGGAAGGCGACAAGGATCAATTCCCTGAGTTTGATTATATCCTCGCCTCGCTCGATACGGCGTACACCGAGAAGGCGGAAGGCGACTACTCGGCGCTGACGGTCTGGGGCGTTTTTTCGTTTGACTCCATCAGCAACGCCAACAAGATGTACGGTCCCGACGGCCGAACGATCCAGATCGAACGCACCTACGGGGAGTTGTTGCCGAAGGTGATGCTGGTCGATGCGTGGCAAGAAAAGCTATCGCTGCACGATCTGGTCAACAGGGTGGCCAAGACCTGCCGTGAGATGAAGGTCGACAAACTGTTGATCGAGTCGACGGCCGCGGGGATCTCGGTCAGCCAAGAACTGCGCCGGCTGTATGCTTACGAAAACTTTGCCGTGCAGCTTCAACCGGTGGGTCGGTATGACAAGTCGGCGCGGTTGTACTCGGTGCAGCACTTGTTCGACGAAGGCATGGTGTACGCGCCGGATAAGATCTGGGCGGATATGGTTATCCAGCAGGTCAGCGTCTTTCCGAAGGGCAAGCACGACGATTTGGTTGATACCGTCAGTCAGGCGCTTCGCCATTTGCGCGATCTGGGCATGATGCAACGGGCGACGGAACGGACGGCCGAACTGGACGAATTGCGGCGTCAACCGACCAAAGAACCTGCGCCGTTGTATCCGTCGTGATTTACTGGTATTTCTATTGTCCTAACTTGGAAAGATCGCCATGCCCTTAGTCCCTGACTTCAATCCTAATATCCGTCAAGCCGCGCCAGACCATCCTGAGCAGCCGGAAGGCGCTGATATTATCATTGAAATGGCCGAAGGTGGCGGCGATATGCCGGAAATTGACCAGAACGGCGCGATCTTGAAGATCGAGCACGATGACGGGTCGGTAACGGTCAGCCTCGACGGTAGACCTTTGGGCGAGGCAGGTGAGCGGGTTAAACGGGGTTGGTTTGATAATCTGGTCGACGACATTGATGAATTAGAACTGTCGAGAATATCAAGCGAACTGCTGAAGGGCATCGAGGATGACATCCAAAGCCGACAAGAGTGGATTGAAGACCGGACTCAAGGTCTCAAGCTGCTTGGCCTCAAGATTGAAATACCAGGACTGGCCGGCGCAGCCGACGCTGCACCCGTTGAAGGTATGTCTCGCGTTCGGCACCCGCTCCTGCTCGAAGCTGTGTTGCGATTCCAAGCCAATGCACGATCCGAATTACTGCCTACGGATGGTCCCGTAAAGATCCGCGACGACAACAACAATGCGACGTTGCAAGAAGATCAGGACGCTAATGCTCTTGAAGAGGATATGAATCATTTCCTAACTGCTGTCGCTACAGAATATTACCCTGACACCGACCGGATGTTGTTGATGTTGGGCTTTGGCGGTACGGCGTTTAAAAAGGGTTACTTTTGTCCGTTACGAAATCGTCCGGTCATTGAGTCGGTTGATGCCGACGATCTGATTGTTAATAACGAGGCGACGGATTTAAGAAATGCCAAGCGTATTACCCATCGGTCGCTGATGCGGCCAAGCGTTGTCAAGCGGTTACAGATTCTTGGCGTTTATAAAGATGTGGATTTGCCATTGCCTAATCAGGTCAAGCTTGACGCTGTGCAATTGGAAAAGAAGTCGCAGCAGGGCATTTCGGCAAGCACCAGCAACCCTGACGACCGCGACCGTGAGATTTACGAGTGCTATTGCGAACTGGATGTTAAAAGATTTGAACACCGGTACAAGGGCAAAGAGAGCGGTCTTGAAATACCGTACCGAGTTACCATCGATGTCTCAAGCAAGCAGATCCTTTCCATCGTTCGCAATTACGACGAAGACGATCAAGAATTGCCCGAAGCCCGTGTTAATTTTGTTAAATATACGTTCGTGCCTGGCATGGGTTTTTACGATCTGGGTCTTTTGCATATTCTTGGCAACACAACCAACGCATTGACGGCCGCTCTGCGCGAAATGCTCGACGCCGGTATGTACGCCAATTTCCCTGGCTTTTTATACGCCGATACGGGTGCAAGACAGAATACCAACATCTTCCGCGTCCCGCCTGGCGGTGGTGCGCTGGTCAAGACGGGCGGTATGCCAATTACCCAAGCCGTCATGCCACTGCCGTATAAAGACGTTGGCGCCGGCCTAATGACGTTGACGCAAAGCATGACGGAAATGGGTATGCGGATTGGCGGCACGTCAGAGCAGCAGGTTGGTGAGGGCCGAGCGGATGCGCCGGTTGGCACGACATTGGCCATGATTGAGCAAGCCACAAAGGTGATGAACTCGGTCCATAAGCGGATGCACGCGGCGCAAGCCGAAGAGTTTCAGATGTTGGCGCGGTTGTTTAAAGAAAACCCTGAAAGTTTTTGGCAGCGCAACAAGCGTCCGGCAAAACCATGGGATGAACAGACGTTTTTACGGGCATTGGACAATTGCGAATTGGTGCCGCAAGCCGATCCAAATACCGCAAGCCATGCTCAACGTGTGATGAAGATTATGGCGTTGAAGCAATTACAGGCGCAGAACCCGTCGATGTACGATCCGATTGCGATTGATACCGCGGCACTGCAAGCCATTGGCTGGAGCAACCCGCAGCAATTCTTGGCGCCACCATCGGCACAACAGGCACCGCCACCAGAATTGCAACAGATCCAAGCCAAGATACAATCGGATCAAGTGGATGCTCAAGCCAAGATGATAACGGCGCAAGCCAAATTGGCGCAAGCGCAGGGTGCTCAAGGACTGCAAGGTGCTGCACCTGATCCGGTAAAGATGGCTGAGTTGCAGGTCCGGCAACAGGAAACCCAACAAAAAAATCAGGATTCTATCCTTGATGCGGAAAACCGTAAGCGGGATCGTGAGAGCCGTGAGCGGTTGGCGGCAATTAAGTTGGCCGAAGAAGTCGCGAAAGACCCGCAATCCATGCAGATGATTAGAAGTTTAATTCCGGCCGATATGCTTCAACGGCTAGAAGCCAATGAAAATCCGTTAGACCCTAACAATGTGAGAGCTGGGTGATGGACTTGGAAGACGATCAAACGCCGATCAATATGTCTCAAGCTGACATTGAC